TAATTGAAGAAGCTGGAAGTGGAGGACTCTCAAATTCTTCTTTTCAAAGAGAATATTGCGCCGCTTTTACAGACGGTAGCGACAGCTACTTTAGCGGAAAGAAAATGCATGAGTGCACAGTCCCAGACGGGGAAGAACCAACGACTAGAATATTTGGCGCAGCAGATAAGAAATATATACTTGGTATAGACCCCAGCTTCAGTAACAGCCCAAGTTCTGACTTTTTCGCTATGTCTCTTCTTGAGTTAGATGATGAAAGGAGAGATGTTACTCTAGTTCATAGTTATGCAGTTGCAGGAGGAGACTTAAAAGACCATATAAAATACCTAGGCTACCTAATGACTAATTTCAATATCATAATGATATGTATTGATAATGCTGGGTATCAATTTATAGACAGCGCTAATGAGTCTGAGTTTTTTCTTCAAAATAATATAGACATTAAGTTTTTTGATTTTCAACCAGAAAAGGAAGGCTTAGATAGGCAAAATATGCTAAAAAAAGCCAAGCTACAGTATAATCTTGAGGATAAAAAAATATGCTTCAAACAAGTATTTTCTACAGATTTCATTAGGAAAGCAAACGAAAGGCTTCAGGCAGACATTGACCATAAAAGAATATGGTTTTCCTCTAGAACAACAGCAAATGGCCCAG